CTGGATGCCATCGTCGCGAAGCTCCGCGCCGACCAGACCCTTGGTTGCGGTTCGGCCGGGCCGGTGTGGTCTGCCGGTGAACAGGACATGGACATCGCGATCCAGCGGGAATTGCCCATGCGTGACGGCGGCAAGGTCTGGTCCGTGAACTACGTCATGTTCAAGGTCATTGAGATTGTGATCGCGTGATGGCCAGGTCGAAGGCGTTGCGGATGAAAGGGAAACTCCGGTCACGGTTCGTCCGCCGGAAAGCGTCCGTCCGCAAGAAACGCATCCTGCGTACCAAGGTCCGGCATCATTACCACCGCCGCTACGCGGGTATCCGCGGCGCGAAACAGCGTGGCAAGAAACTGCGCCGTACCCGGATCAAACCGCACAAACCGACGGCGAAACGCCGGACGTACAAGGTCAAACCCCCGTCCAGCCAGGGCATGGCCCCGATCTCCGTCTCCACATACCTGTCCATGTACTAAAACCGCAAAGGGAGAACACCGGCCATGGCCGAATACAACTTCACCGGCGCGTCACCGCGCATGCTTTTCGGCCTGGCACAGGGCGTCAACGCCACGGTCCACCCGGCCACGCCCGACACCGAACCTCTCGCGGCCGGCCAGACCATTATCGTCCACCCGGGCGACCGGCTGACCACCGATGAGGAATACCCGCACGCAGAGCTTGAACCTGTCGTGCCGGACAACCCGCCCGCCGATCCTCCGGCACCCAAACCCAAGACCGCCCGCACTAAGGCGTAAGGAGCAAGACAATGCCATCACCTACGTTCTACCCGGGCAACCTCCAGTGGCTCGGGATCGCCAAGGAAATCACCCCAGGCACGCCGGTCGCCGCGCCGACCATCTGGATTCCAGTGGACTCGCCCAAGCATTCCCCGAAGATCACACCGCTCACGGACACCGCGCTCCGCGGCACGATGGCCATGCAGCACCAGCAGACCCAGGGCATGCAGTACGAGGAACTCGGGTACAAGACATACCTGTACAACGATTCCGTGTACGCGCACCTGATCGCGATGCTCGGTGTGGCTGACACGGTCACCGGCGCGGCTGACCCGTACACCCACAAGACCAGCCTCTACAACGGCGCCGGCGGCGACAATGCACAGCCGCCGTCGTACACCGGGTTCCTCTATGAACAGGGCGGCAAAGTCGCCCAGATCGCGGGGATGAAGGTCGCGGACCTGAAGTTTGACTTCAAAGCCAACGACTGGCCCACCCTTGACGTGATGTGGAACGGCATGCCCGCGACGTACATCACGGCACCGGCGAACACCCCCACGGCGCTGGCACCGCTGCCGCCGTTCACGACGTCGGTCACCATCGGCGGCGTGGCCAACTCGAAATACTCCGACGTGTCCATCGACATCAAACGGGACACCAAGCCGATCCCGGTGATGAACGGCACCAAGGCACCGCTGGGTATCTACGGCGGCGCGATGACCGTGACCGGTTCGATGACCGGCGTGTTCCAGGGAACGACCGACAACGACCTCGCTGCTCTGCTGGCCAACACCCAGCCGGCGCTTGTCGTGGCACTGTTCGGCTCCGGCGACACCACCCACCCGTTCTCCCTGCAAATGTCAAAGGTCGCCTACGACACGGCGGACCCGCAGGGGTCGAACAACTCGTGGATGACGATCCAGTCGAACTTCAAGGCGATCGGCAACGCCACTGACGCGCTGGACACCAAGGAATCACCTATCCAGGCGATCCTTATCAACTCAACAATCACTTCGTTCTAACCGAACCGAACTAGGAGTATCCCCATATGTCCCAGTCCATCGAAATCCCCGGTGGCACCGCCGAACTGTTCGACGATTCTGAACTCACCCCACGCCGTCAGCGCCCGGTCCAGGAGCTTGCGCTCCAGGTCGGTGGCCTCATGGACCGGATCGCGCAGGCGAACAAGGTCACGACCGCTGACGGCGTGGGTGAGGACGTCAAACCGACGCTTGGCGGGGCGGACGTCGAAATCAACGACAGGCAGGCCGGGCAGCTGTCCCGGCTCGGTGATCTTGTGACGTTCATGTACCTCAAGTCGTGGACTTTGGATGTGGCGTTTCCGGCGACTGCGGATGATCTGCTGGACATCCCGTCGCCGGTCTACAACGCCATCTCAAAGGCGGCGGCGAAAATGTACAACGGCACCGGCGAAACCGGTTCCGGGTTCGAACCGTCCGACAAAACATTGGAGGACGAAGCGTCCCCTACTGGGGCCTCCGGCGTCTAGCGAACGCCCTTTCGAGGCCCGGCACCCCTAACAACATAGACCCGGTCACGGGCCGCTGGTACGCCGAATACCAGTTCCGGTCCGTGTTCGGATGCACCCACGACGAGTTCATGGACACACCCCTTGAACAGATCGAATGGCTGCTCCGCATCCACAACGAGGTCACCAAGGCGCAGAACCAAGCCAACAAGCAGGGGTGATCACGTGTCCGGTGAGTACGTGACATGGACCGGCATCCCGGAGTTCAAAGAGGCACTGCTGATCGCTGAACGGAACATCGACCGGGCGTCCTCCGCTGCGTTGCTGGAAATAGCGGCGCTGGCGGAGTCCAAAGCCAAAGGCAACTTCGCCGGGTCGCACGCTAAAGGCCAGCCGCACACCGGCGGGTCCCAGCCGAACGTCGTGTCAGGTAACCTCCGGCGGTCCATCACCCGCACGGCCATCCAGCGGACCGGGCCGGGCGACTACATGACCCGCGTGTACCCGTCCACGGTGTACGCGCGGGCCGTGGAACTCGGTAACCCGCTGACCGGGTCCCGGGCATACCCGTACTTCGGTCCGGCCATGAAAGTGGTCCGCGCCAACGCCAACGACATCCTCATCCGCGCCTGGTCCAAGTACATCTAAGGGGGTTCCGGTCATGCCCATGCTTCCCCCGATCGTCGGCGAACTGCGGGTCAAGTCCTCTGAGGTGCACGCCAAGTTCAAAGAAGCGATGAACGCGTCCGACCAGCTGGCCAAGAAAACGACCGGCGACTCTGCGGCTACCGGCGGCGCGTTCGACAAGCTGGGCCGCACCGGCACGGTCGCGTTCACCGCGATCGGCGCCGGCATCGGCGAACTGATCAGCCACTCCACCGAAATGGCCGGCGACTTCCAAGAGAAAATGACGCTGCTGGTAACCGGCGCGGGCGAGTCGAAGGACCAAATCAACACCGTGTCACAGGGCATCCTGGACATGGCCCCGAAGGTCGCCACGTCAACCGGCCAGATGGCCGATGGCATGTACATGATCGAATCCGCCGGGTATCACGGCGCGTCCGGCCTGGACATCCTCAAGTCCGCCGCGGAAGGCGCGAAGGTCGGCAACGCGGACCTGGGCACGACCGCTGACGCACTGACGACGGTCCTGACTGACTACCACATCCCGGCTTCGCAGGCCGCGGACGTGACGTCCAAACTGGTCGCCACTGTGGCGTCCGGTAAGACCCACATGGAAGACCTCGCGTCGTCCATGTCCCATATTCTGCCGTTCTCGGCCGGCCTTGGCGTCAGCCTGAACGACACCATGGGCGCGATGGCCACGATGACCGGGCAGGGCATCAATGCGGACCAGGCGGCGACGTACCTCAAGTTCACGATGATGGCGCTGGCGAACGAAACGCCCAAGGGCGCGCAGGCGCTCAAGGATGTCGGGCTGTCGTCCAAGCAGGTCGCCGAAGACCTCAAGTCCAAGGGTCTGCACGGCACGCTGGACGAGATCGTCGAAGCCATCGGTACGAAGTTCCCTAAGGGTTCAGCCGAATACACCGCGGCGCTGGCTGACATTGTCGGCGGCACCCGCGGCATGGCGTCCGCGCTGGCACTGACCGGCGACAATGCGGAAAAGTACACGCAGAACATTGAACACATCAGTGAGGCGCACGCAGCGGCCGGCAACTCTGTTGAGGGCTTTGACGAGTCCATGGGTGACCTGAACAACAAGACCGCGTCCATGCGGGAATCGTTCAACACGCTGGCCATCAAGATCGGCACGACGCTGATCCCGATGCTCTCGAACGCGGCAGACGCCGCTAACAACATTTTCCACTATCTGGAGGGCCACAACGGGGCGCTCATCGCCCTGGCGTCGATCTTCGGCGGTCTGCTGTCCATGGCGATCGGCGCGTTCTTCCTCAAAGCGGCCATCGGCATCAAGAATACCGTCACCGGTTACGCGAACATGGTCAAGGGCATGGTCTCGGGCGGCAAGACGGCGGTCTCCGCGGTCGGCCACCTGGCCAAGGGCTTCGGTGACGCGGAATCTGGCATGTCCGGCGCGTTCGGCAAGCTGGGCGCGTTCGGCGGACGGCTCCGCGGCGTGGCGACGACCTTCGCGAACGGTGGCAAAGCCGCCGCCACGTGGGCCGCGCAGACTGGCGTGGCTCTGGCTGAGTCAACCGCCAAGCTGGGCAGGAACACGATGGCGTGGATACGTGAGGACGTAGTCACCCGGGCGTCCGCGCTCGGCAAAGGCATCGCTGCCGGCGCCACCCGGCTGCTGACCGGCGCGCAGGAGGGCCTGAACACGGCCATCAAAGCCAACCCGATCATGTTCATCGTCGGGCTGCTGGTGCTGCTGGTCGGCGGGCTGATCTACGCGTACAACAATGTCGGCTGGTTCAAGGACTTCGTGAACTCTGCGTGGGCCACGATCCAGTCGATCATCGGTTCGGTCGTGAACTGGTTCATCGGCACGGCCATGCCAGCCATGTCGGGCGCGTTCCAGGTCATCGGCGCGATCGTGTCGTGGCTGTGGTCCAGCATCATCGCCCCCTACTTCGGGATGATCGGGTCGATTATCGGCGCGGTCGCCGGGTTCATCGCCGGGTCCGCTGTCCCGATGATTGCGTCCGCGATCCAGTGGGTTGGTTCGGTCATCGGCGGGGCTGTCAGTTTTTTCCGTGACTTCCAGTCGAACGCACAGAACGCCGTATCGGGGGTCGCTAATTTCTTCCAGTCACTACCGGGCCGGATCATGGGCGCGCTCGCCGGCGCGGGCGGCTGGCTGGTCGGTGTCGGTCAGCAGATCATCCAAGGTCTGATCGACGGCGTCGGCGGCATGGTGAACCAGGCCGTGTCCGCGGTGCAGAACATCGGCGGGTCCATGCTCGACGGCGTGAAGAACTTCCTGGGCATCCACTCACCATCACGCCGGTTCCACGACGAGGTCGGTCACATGATGGGCCTTGGCATCGTTGAAGGCGTTGAGGGGACCGTGCCGCTGATCGCGAACAGTCTCCGCAAGGCCACGACGATGCCGAACATCACGGTGGACACGGGCGGTGGAGGCTCCGGCGGCTACCCGCCGGGCACCCAGTCCGGCGGGTTCCCGCCCGGCTACGGCGGCGGCGGCAACCCATCCGGCGGTGGCGGCAACACGTACGTCACGGTCCACGCGACGACCAACGCGTCCGCAAGTCAGATAGCCAAAGAAGTCGGCTACGAACTCCTGCTCAAGGGCTAACCGGAAGGGCGTGGATCGGTGACCGTCGTTTATGTCTCACCGTCGCAATGGCAGATTCTGCTTCCGACCGGTGCCCTGGTCGGTGCCGGGTCCGATGTGAACATCGTGAACATCATCGGTTTGCGTGACCTGTCGGCGCTCCGCTCCGGCGACCAGCCGCGCGCACAGTCCGATGGCATGTACGCGGGCCTGAACCTGCTGGGTAGCCGCACGGTCCAGATCGTGTGGGATGTGACGCTGGCGACCGGCGGTGTGGAGGCTGCTTTGCAGACTCTCGCCGCCGGTTACCAGAACATTTCCGACCCGGCGTCGGTGTGCATGAC